CTGACTACGGATCAGAAGGTCGGGGGTTCAAGTCCCTCCGGGCGTACCAGACCAAAAGACCAGAGAGGACCGGTATTGACCGGTCCTCTTCTCTTGCTCTCAGTCGAAAATCAGGTAGTTACTTGGGCAAAACTGGGCAAATCACTCGGAACCATGCAAGCGCCTGTCGAGCTCGTCGATAGCGGCTTGAAGGCTAGCATCGAACACTCGGACGTAGTGCCGCGACGTGACCTCGGGGCTGCTGTGGCCGGCTGCCCGCTGAATGAGAGTAAGCGGTATGCCCAGGTCGTTGAGCAACGATATGTAGGTGCTCCGAAGGTTCTTGGGCGGGATCGGGGGCACGCCGGCGCGCCGGGCCACGCTCATCATGTATCTGCGGATGTACCGTAGATCGGCGACATGGCCTAGGGTATCGGCGACAACAAGATTCGCCTGTCGATCGTAGCCGGCGGTAAAGGTCGCCCGGATCTCTTGATTCGTCTTGTGGATTCGGAGCTTGTCCATGAGATAGCGAGTAGTCGGCACGCGCCGCACCTGCTCGGTCTTAGTCAGACCGATGCGAGCGTGCTTTGGGGTCCTTTCCTTGATTGCCCTGTCGATCGTCAGATAGTCAGGGTGCACGCGGTCCCATGTTAGGGCGAGTATCTCCTGGGGCCGCAGACCACACTCAATGCCCAGCGCGATGAATATATCATAGAGGTTCTCAAGGGTCAGGGTCGTATAGACCTGCCGCACCTGGTCAAAGCTCCAGATGTCCGATTCGCTCTTCTGCCTTGGCCTCGCCCGCGTCTCCAGTCGGCGCAGGTCGAGGCGCGGACACTTGCCCATGTCGGCGCACCAGTTGAGGAACGCACTGAGCGCACGCTTGTTGTGGGCGTCCTTTGTGCCGGTCTTTACGAGGGTCCGCTGTAACTCGGCCAGAGTGACGTCTTTCAGCCGCCGGTGCCCTAGTCCGGGTAGGAGATCGCTCTCAAACCGCTCTCGATAGAATCTGTGCGTGTTTGGGGTGCGATAGGTCCGCACATGCTCAATCCACTCATCGTACGCCTGCCGCACGGTCTCGTAGTTGGTCGTTGTGATTTGATGGTCGAGGTACTGCACGTTCCAACGGGTGAGGAGGTCAATGGCATCCTGCTCACGACCTCTGATCGTCTCGCGCTTGGTCTGATACCGCCCGTCCGGTCCGCGCCCGATCGAGAGCTGCACTCGGTAGCTATCCCGGCCTCGGCGGTAGATCGTGCCACGGAGGCCGGCGGGGATCTTGACAGTGTTCATTCATCCTCACCTGCCCAGCCCATGAGGTAGGCGGGGGAGACACCGAGCACCTCACCGAGCTTCTGCACCTCAGACAAATCGAGACCATCGACCAACCCTCTCTCATACCGATATACGGTGGATGAGCTTTTACCCAGCTTCGCAGCCAACTCGCTCACCGATAGACCGCGTCGTTGTCCGGCTTTTCTGATCCGCGCTCCAATTGACGGTATCGACATCCTCATCACCTCCAATCGTATCGGACGCCATGTCATGAGGAATCTTCAGCGTCTCTAGTCGCCAGTGCATAGCTTGTCCACTAACCCTGAACCTCTCAGCCAATCCCGTGACCGACACGCGACCTGAGTCTATAAGCGCATAGACCAATCGCCGAGGCATCAGGAACTCCGCGGCGAAGGCGTTGGCCTCTCGTTCCCGCTGATCGTCATCATCAAGACGGATCGGACGCATCGAACAGTTGAAACACATATCGGGGGTGAGAATCCGGCGGTGTAGAAGCAGATGTCCTAACTCATGCGCGGCCGTGAAGCGCCGACGCACCTCGACATGCCGGCTGTTGACCGCGATGTAGAACCGTTGACCGTTCCTTGTGGCAATCCAACCGCATAGTTTGGACGATAGATGCTGCACCGTATACCGCAACAACCCCAAGGATTGAAGACAATCGAGATACCCAAACACGTCGATCGGTAAGTCTGACACTGAAAACTCCTCGGTGTATTGTTCTGCGATGCAGTAGGCATTCATCGGGATACCTCCTTCATCTAGTCGCCACGGTTGCCGCGTCGGTCTTTGGCCTCCGACTCCATGACCTCTATGAGTCTTAGGACCTGTCGTTGTTTCCACTCGGGCATACTCCCGATCTTCCTGGCCGCGAGCGAAACATTGGGGTTGTCGAGCAGACGGCGGAGACCCTCCTCCTCGGTCGCCGCGATGTCGAGCAGTTCATCGGCGGCAACTCTATAGTACTCTGCAAGGATGCGCAGTCTCGGTAGTGATGGTTTGCGCTTTCCGCGTTCGTACATCCCGAGGGTCGACCACGATATGCCTGTATCCCGTTCCACCTCCTTCAGCGTTTTCCCCAGACTGCGCCTAAGCGTCCTCAACCGTGCCCCAAGAATATTCACCGCACACACTCCCTTTCGTGCCGTATTGCACTCACGGTACCATTTTACTGATGGTGTAAACATTTGTCATTCGACGAGTATGACACCTACAGTGCAATAGTACTCGTAGTGCAAGCGCAATGGAACATATCCCTATCTAGTTGGACAAGACCGCCTTATTTGACGGAAAACCGTCGGATCTGAAATGTGACAAGCGTTGCTTCATGGCACTCAGAGTGCTACACTAGAGACACGGAGGGTGATGACATGCAAACGAACTTTAAACTCCACACAATGGCGAAGGCGATGGAGGATGCCAACATCTCGGTGCTTGATCTCGCAGTCGCTATTGGAAAACACCCGTCAATGGTATATCAAATCCTGAGAGAGGAGCGGAGGCCGTCGCTAACCACGGCGCTTCGGATCGCCAGAGTGCTGAACCGGAGTGTCGAGGAGTTGTTTGGGGAAGTGGCCTCGTTGGTGTCGTAACGCCTCTCTCTTTTTTGTGCCGTATTGCACTCACAGCACAATGGCACACAAAGAGTCACATTCGGCGCTAAGAGGCCACACTGCCCCATTCTATGGTATGCCGATACCTCAAGACCTATACATCGAAGGGAGTGAGACTGTGTGAACGAGCTACAGCGGGTGTTTGAATTCGACGGGCAACAGGTCAGAACGAGAGTGGTCGACGGGCAGGTCTGGTTCGTCGCAAAGGATGTTTGCCAGATTCTCGGCCTAGGCAATGTCACCCGAGCGGTTGAGAGGCTGAGCGACACTCAGAAGGGGCTTACCATTATTCAGACCCCCGGTGGCCCGCAGCAGATGAACGTGGTCTCTGAGGCGGGGCTCTACAAGCTGATCTTCTCCTCGCGAAAGGAGGAGGCCGAGCGATTCACCGACTGGGTCGCCGAGGAAGTGTTGCCGACGATCCGACAGCACGGGGCATACATGACTCCGGAGGTAATTGAGAAGGCCATCATCAACCCTGACTTCGTGATCCGGCTCGCCACGAGACTTAAGGAGGAACGAGAGCTTCGTCTGGAAGTCGAGGCCACCAACGCCATCCTGATGCACGTCAACAAGACCTATACAACCACCGAGATAGCCAAGGAGTTGGGATTCAAGTCTGCCACCGCGCTCAACCGAGACCTAGCTAAGCGGCGGGTCCAATTCAAGCAGAACGAGACCTGGGTGCTCTACAGCGACTACGCCAACCGCGGTTACACCGAGATCAAGCAGGAGGTCCTCGACTCTGGCAAGGTCATCTATCATCGCCGCTGGACGCAGCTAGGCCGTGAGTTCCTTCTCAAGCTCTACGAGAGGGAGGCGACGGCATGAGAGAGCTGCTGACCATTAAACAAGCCGCCAAGCTCCTCGGCGTGAGCGTCGAGACTGTCAGACGGCTGGTGTGGAGTGGCCGGATCAGCTATGTGGACCTCGGTAGGGGTGGCCGCTACATGATGGTGCGCTTCAGGCCCGAGCATATCGAGGAGTTCCTGCGGGAAAGGGAGGTGCAGGCGGGGTGAGAGTGACGGAGTTGGAGAAGCGTGTGGTGGTGCTCGAAAAGGCCCTGGAGATGGCACTCTCGTACGAAGGTGTGAATCCCGACGGTGGGCCTCTGACTGAGAGGATGGTCGAACGGCTCAAGGATGACTACATCAGGGCTGCGGAGTCGCTCCTCGCCGGCGAGACTCTCCAGGTGACGAGGTGAGGACCGTGGAGCGCAGAGAGACCCTCATCGCAGCGGTTCTCATGGCGATCCTGATCGTCGCATGGTGTTTGATCATCGCCTGGCGACTCGGGCCGCCGCCGGAGGCCGTGCCGGCTGGGACTGGGTATGTCGGGCACGTGGTCGGTATGGGCGACACGCTGTGGAGCATCGCTCAGAGGTATCGGCCTGACGAGGACCCGCGGAGAGTCGTGGCCGAGATCCAGGCGGACAACGGAGTTGGGGCGCTGATTAGGCCGGGCGATGTGATTCGAGTAAGGCAAGGGAGGTGAGACTGTGGAGATCAGGACCAAGTACGACATCGGGCAGACCGTGTATGTCAAGACTGACCGATACAGCGCAGAGGAAGAGGTTGATTGCCCTATCTGCAAAGGTGTGGGCGAGTTCAAAGCCGACCTCAAGTTCGAGGACGGTATTGTCCAGGACGTGCCTGTGCGGTGCACTGAGTGCGGGGGCACCGGCAAGATCATCGCCCGGGAGCCGCTCGTCATGACCGGCACCATCGACAGGATTGAGACGACGAGCAGACAGGGACGGTGCGCAATCATCTACTATGACGTGCGGTTGAGGGGCGGCCATACTCTGACGGACATCATCGAGAATCACGTTTACCTGACTCGCGAGGAAGCCGAGGCCGGAGTTACCGTGTGAGAAACTGGAGGTGAGACTGTGGAGATACGACTACAAAAGCTGATACTCACCAACTTCAAGGGGATCAAGTCCCTGACGTTAGGCCTGAACGGGCGCAACGCCTCGATCTACGGGGCCAATGCCACAGGCAAAACCACCATCTATGACGCCTTCCTCTGGCTCCTGTTCGATAAGGACTCGACCAATCGCAAGGATTTCAACATCAAGACCCTCGATGAGTCCGGCGAACCGCTCCACGGCCTCGATCATGAGGTTGAGGCGGTCCTGTTGGTTGACGGCCAGGAACTCACTCTCAAAAAGAGCTACAAGGAAAAATGGACGAAGCGCAGAGGTTCTGCCACAGCCGAATTCACGGGCCATACTACCGACTACTACATCGACGATGTCCCGATCAAAAAGTCCGAGTATGAGGCCCGGATCAGCTCGCTGATTGACGAGGACGCGTTCAAACTGCTGACAAATCCCACCTATTTCAGTGAGCAGCTCCATTGGGAGGACCGCAGACGCATCCTGCTCGAGGTCTGCGGCGATGTGTCCACCGAGGATGTCGTCGCCGCGGACGAGGGGTTGAAACGCCTGACCGCCATCCTCGCAGGCCGATCTGTCGAGGCGCACACGGACCTCATCAAGTCCCGTATGCGCGACATCAACCGGGAGCTCGAGCACATACCCATGCGCATCGATGAGGCCACCAGGGCGCTGCCGAGGGTTGAGAACGATCCCGAGGCCCTGGCCGAGGACATCCGAAAGGCAGAGGAGGCGATCCAAGACTATCAGGAGAAGCTCGCCGAGCTCAGAGCCGGCGGCGCGGTCGCTGCAAAACAGCGTGAGCTCAACGAGCTAGACGCGGAGATCGCCAAGCTCCAAACGGAGACCTACAGCGAGCTGGACAAGGCGGTCGAAAACAAGTGGAAGGAGCTCCAAACAGTCCTCGATGCTATAGCGGACTGCGAGCAGCGCATATTCACCATCGGCACCCAAATCGCGAGCCTGGCCGAGGGTATTCGCACCTCAAACATGCTGGTCGAGGCACTCCGCAAGCAGTGGCATGAGGAAAACGCCAAGCAGTGGCAGGGTGACGAAACCTGCCCAACCTGTGGACAAGCCCTGCCCGATGAGCAGATCGAAGAGGCAAAGGCCAGCTTCAACCGACACAAGGCCGAGACGCTGGGGCACATCACTCACGAGGGCAAGCAGACGGCTAAACAGATTGAGGAACACACCAAGAGCCTGCAGAACGCTGAAGCAGCGAAACAGGAGCAGCAGGCCGAGCTGGAGAGACTGCGCCAACAGGAAGCCGAGTTGCGAGCCGAGATGAAGGAGCTGAAGAGCTCTCAGGTCGAGATTCCTGGACTCGCTGAAAAGCAGGCGCAGCGCGACAGGCTCGTTACCGAGCTCAGAGGTCTCCAACTCGACCAGTCGGAGGCCATATCAGACCTCGAGAAGTCACTCGGCACGATGAGAACCGCTCTCCAAGCCCTGCGGGGCGAGGAAGAGAAACTCAAGCTCCGGGAGCAGGGGCAGCAGCGCATCGAGGAGCTCAAGGCGCGTGAGCGAGAGCTCGCTGCTGAGTATGAGAAGTTGGAGGCCGAACTCTACCTCTGCGAGCAGTTCGAGCGGGCCAGAGCCAACCTCCTGGAGGACAAGGTCGCCAGTCACTTCGAGTTCGCACGATTCAAGCTCTTCAATAAGCTCGTGAACGGCGCCTTGGAGCCGTGCTGCGAGGTCACCTTTGGCGGCGTGCCCTACGCCGACCTGAACAAGGCCGCCCGCATTAACGTGGGCCTCGACATCATCCGCACGCTGTCACGCCACTACGGCTCCAGCGCACCCATTTTCATCGACAATGCAGAGGCAGTCTGCGAACTGCTTCCAGTTGAAAACGCCCAGCTCATCCGGCTGGTTGTGAGTCCAGATGACAAGATTTTGAGAATTGAGAGGGAGTGAGATTGTGAGTAACAACGTCAATGCTCTAGCACTGCTCAAAAAGGACACCGTCGATGTCGTCTCAACCAAAATCAGATCACTGATCGAGAGCAACCAACTGCACCTACCGCCGGACTACAGCGCCGAGAACGCGCTAAAGGCGGCCTGGCTGATCCTGCAGGGTGTGACCGACAAAGACAAACAACCCGTTCTGCAGGTCTGCACCAGAGACAGCATCGCCAACAGCCTGCTGGACATGGTGATTCTGGGCCTCAATCCGGCCAAGAAGCAGGGGTACTTCATCGCCTACGGCAAGCGGCTCGCCTTCCAACCCAGTTACTTCGGCGACATGGCGATTGTGAAACGGGTCCTGCCAAAGGTTGAGATCTACTACGACGTGGTCTATGAGGGCGACGAGTTCGTCTACGAGATCGCCCAGGGGCGCAAGCGCATCACCAAGCACGTCCAGGAGATCAAGAACGTCAAACCCGACAAGATCGTCGCTGCCTACTGCATCATCGAGCCGGGCGACGACCGGCCAGCGCATACCGAGATCATGACCTGGCAGCAGATACAGCAGTCGTGGAAGAAGAGCCCACAGTACAAGACGGACGGGAGCGGGACTCCACACCATGAGTTCCCGGACCAGATGGCACTGAGGACCGTCATCAGGCGGGCCTGCAAGACCGTCATCAATAGCAGCACCGATGATTACCTGCTTCTCCACCACATGAACAGGTCCGACGATTACGTCGAGGATGCCATGGATGCTGAGGTTGCAGAGCATGCAAATGCAGAGACAATCGACATTGAGGCCGAGGAAGTGACTGCGGAGCCTGAGACTGCACAGGAGGCCACGGAGGAAGGCGCCAAAGAGGCCGCCGGATCCGAGAACGACACCGGCACTCAGACCGAGTTAGGACCAGGATTCTGATGGACATTCGAGTGCTCGCCAGTGGGAGCGCAGGCAACTGCTACCGAGTGAGCGACGGGCAGACCCATATCCTCATCGAGTGTGGTCTGCCCCTCCGGGAGATCCAACGAGGCCTCGGGTTCAGGTCAAGCGAGATCCACGGGGTGCTAGTCAGTCACGAGCACATGGACCATGCCAGGGCCGCCGCAGACCTGCTCCGGAGAGGCGTCGATGTCTACATGACCGATGGCACAGCCAAGGCATTGGGGCTCGCTGGACACAGGCTTCGACACATCAGCGCAAGGGTCGGGTTTCGGATCGGGACCATCGCTGTCGTGCCATTTGACACCGTGCATGATGCAGCTGAGCCCGCCGGTTTCCTGCTGGCGAGTGGAGGGGACAAGCTCCTCTACCTGAGCGACACCGCATACTGCAAATACCGCTTCCCGGGACTGACACAGATCATGATCGAGGCCAACTGGTCCAGCGAGCTGCTGCGCCAGCGCTACGAGGCCGGGGAGCTGGATCGGGTGTTGAGGTCGAGGATCATCCGCAACCACATGAGCCTGGAGCGGGCTCTGGAGATGCTCGAGGCCAATGACCTGGGCCGGCTCAGAGAAGTCTGGCTCCTGCACCTGAGCAACGACCACAGCGACGAGATGCTGTTCAAGCGCCGGGTGCAGGAGGTTTGTGGAGTGCCTGTCTACATAGCTTGATTATGCCCTCAGCAGCCGAGAGACGAGACGAGAGGGAGTCCATGTTGAGTCCTACACACATAGCAGGAGGTGATGAGGCAGACCCCCCCCTTACAAGCTGCCGAGGGTATATTCCCCTTCAGGTTAGGCCCAAGGAAGCGAAAGCTGAGGGCCGCCTTCTAAACCAGAGAGGAGGAGATTGTGTGAACCAAGGTTTGAATATTACACAGCTCAACACCGGAGAGCTCGTCATTACGACGGCAAAGAACCTCGACCCCGCTTTCTACCCTAAGAATAAGATTCGAAAGCTGTCGATCATTGATAGGGTCCCTGGCAAGAGCGTGGCCCGGATAGCCGAGTTCAGCGATGAAGAGAGCCTGGTGCAGCTCCGCGATCTGTTGCTCGAACTATTCCCGCTCGACTACAAAGCCTACGACGAAGCCGAGATGGCAGATCCGAATGGCACGCTGGTCGCTGAAATGAGGGCCTTGGGAGAGCTGGTTCACAGGTTTGCTTCGGCAATGCGGTATAAGCTCTACGATAAGGCGGTCGAGGGATACACAGGATGGAACGATCCGGCCAACAGAGACATGATCCGACAGAAGCTGCTTGCCAATGCCGAGCGTGGTGACTGGGTAGATGTCGCTAATCTGGCCGCCATGCTGTGGGGCCTAGAGCAGAGTTGGGAGCGGGCCAATGACGAGATCGAGCACCCTGCCATCCACATAGCGTGGCACCGAGATGGCGCGGTGCGGGGAGAGTGAGGAGGGGTGGGAGTGAAACGACTGTGGCAGTGGTTCTGGAAACAAGTATGGCTGTCGAGCGAGACGCTTGGGATCGACCTTGGGCGACTCGGCCCGTGGGTCCTCGGGCAGGCGGTAGGTGCTAGTTCGATGCGAAAGGAGGTGACAGGGCATGAGTAAGACCATTAGGGAGATTGTACGAGATTGGTTGCGAGAACACGGCTACGACGGACTCTACTACGAGGGCTGCGGATGCTCCGTTGAGCCAGATCAGATCATGATGTGCGGCGAGCCGAGTGACGGTTGTCGAGCTGGAGTCAGGCGGAAGGATTGCAGCGGCTGCACTCTGCTTGAAGCCGGTTGCTACGCCAACGACGGGCCTGGCCACCCTGACCACTACTGTATCGGGCCGAAGAAAGACGAAGAGTAAACAGAGGGGAAGCGCAGGGACGATAAACTGTGTCATCTGCGGATTGAGCGGCTGAGATTCGATGACGATGCGTGACCTGAAACGGGATTGGGAACTATGTGGGCGGCTTAGGCAGAAGCCGCCCACCCATGCGGGCGAGTGGTATGAAGCGGAGACGCGGGAGGGTGATGACCATGCGTGACCTGCTAAGAGACTTAGAACTATGTAAGAAGGCGACGCCGGGGCCGTGGATCGCACTTCCCGAGACGTGCGGTCCAGACGGCATGGAGGTCTATCAGGTAGAGTCGATGGGGTGCATATGTATCGCAGGCGATCCATGTCCGCGTGGTGAGAACAGGCCCACCGAGAACATGCACTTTATCGCCGAAGCCCGTGAGGGCTGGCCTCATGCCATCGAGCGTGCTCTGAAGGCGGAGGCTGAGGTCGAGAGGCTGCGGAGGCGGGAGGAGACCATCTTGCGCTGGCTTGACGACAGCTGCTGTCCTCCCAGGATGCTGGGTAGTCGTTGCCCCGAGCGTGCGTGCGGAGAGTGTTTCCGCGAGGCGCTTGACAGAGAGGAGGTGCAAGGGCGTGGGCAAGACCTCGATACAGTGGACTGATTACTCCTGGAACCCCGTTACCGGCTGCACACCGGTCAGCGAGGGCTGCCGCAACTGTTATGCAAGGCGCATAGCCCATCGACTATCGCAGAACCCCGCAGTGCCACATCGAGAGCGATACGAGGGGTTTCGGGTGTCATGCTGGCCGGAGAGGTTGGAGGAGCCGTTGCGCTGGCGCAAACCACGCACGGTATTCGTGTGCAGCATGGGAGATATATTCCACAGCAATGTTCCCACCGACTTCATCGACAATGTGCTAGAAATCATTGCTGCTTGCCCACAGCACACATTCTTGATGCTGACAAAGCGGCCGGAAAACATCGAGGACAAGCTGTATGGCGGTAAAGGAGCACGTGTCCTTGGTGGCGGTGACTATCTGCCCAACCTCGGGCTGGGTGTCACCGTCGAAAATCAGGACGCTGTTAAGCGCATCCTACACCTTTTGAAGATCCCTGCAGCGATGCGGTTTGTGTCAGTCGAGCCTATGCTGGAACCAGTGAAATTAGGGCTTGCGAAGGGGTTGCCGGGGCTTGACTGGGTAATCTGCGGCGGCGAAACTGGTCCTGATGCCCGGCCCATGCATCCTGATTGGGTGCGAAGTCTCCGAGACCAATGCCAATCGGCAGGTGTGCCGTTCTTTTTTAAAAGCTGGGGCGAGTGGGCTTGTCGACCTTGGAGTTCTGACAACGGAAGAAAGCGAGAACTTTGCTTGGGTATGGATGGAACCAGCGTATATGCACAGGTAGGCCATATGATGGGGTTTAGAAAACCCGGTGAGGCCCTGATGGTGCGCGTCGGCAAAAAAGCCGCAGGCCGTCTCCTCGATGGGCAGATATGGGATCAGAGACCGGAGGTATCCCCATGAAAATCTTCGACGTGCTAATCCGTGTCCTGACCGCTGCGATGCTGGCGGCTATGGTGTGGGCGATTGTGGAGGGTATCTGGAGGGGATAAGATGGCGCGACCTAAGAAGCGGACGGTAGACTACTTCCCGCACCAGTGTAATCACGGCAAGACCATGTTCATCCTAGAACAGAAATACGGCAACGATGGGTATGCGTTCTGGTTTAAGCTCCTGGAGTTGCTGGGGACTACCGAGGGCCACTTTCTACACCTAGAAAACTCGGCAGACTGGGAGTTTCTACAGGCGAAAACCCGTCTGTACGGAGATAAATGCCGTGAAATACTCGACCTGCTGGCTAGGCTAGACGCCATTGATCGGGAGTTGTGGGAGTGTCATTGGGTGGTCTGGAGTCAGAACTTTGTGAATGGTGTTGCTCCAGTCTATAAGAATCGGGGCATAGAAATCCCATCCAAGCCGAGTTTCTACGCCCGAAAACCTAGCGATGGCGGGGTTTCTACACCCGAAAACCCACAGAGTAGAGTAGAGGAGAGTAGAGTAGAGGATAGTACTATATGCGCGCCTGACGACGCGCAAGAGGATACCCATGACGCACCAATGGACAAGCCTTCACCGAAGAGCGGGCCACGATCGCCGTTCAAAAGCCGACGGCAGGAGCAGCTCTTCGACCAGTTCTGGGCGCAATACCCTCGTAAGAAGAGCAAGGGCCAGGCCGAGCGTGCATGGGTCAAGATCGCGCCAGATGACGCACTATTCGCGCAAATCATCGAGGGGCTGGAGCGCGCTAGGAAGTCTAGGGACTGGATCAAGGACGCTGGCGCATACATCCCCTACCCGGCTACATGGCTCAATGCGAAGGGCTGGGAGGATGATTACCAGGAGGTGAATGGCAGTGGGAATGCTCACAGAGGCCATCAACCGTATACCGAGGATGACGGCTACGACTGGGACAAGCTCGCCCGACGCTCCTAGAGAGTGCATGGGGTGTGGGACGACCGACGGTGTCGAGATCAAGCTGCTGGCCGAGTCCCCAAACGGCAAGCGCATATGGTCGGCCTGGTGCCCTGAGTGTGCGGGCAGGCGAAAACAGGCTAAAGAGCAGATGGACGAGGAACAGCGACGATTCGAAGCTCGGCAAAGGCAGCAGCGGATCGACGATCTATTCCGACAGTCTAGACTGGGGCCACGGTTCCGACGCAGCACGTTTGATGCCTGGGTCGAGCGGCCCGGCACCGAGTCAGCACACCAGGCGGCCAAGAGGTTCGTCGAGCAATGGCCTCCAGATCGAGGCCTCGGACTCCTGTTCAGCGGCCCGACGGGATGCGGAAAAACGCACCTGGCCGCAGCGGTCGCCAACGAGCTGCTGAGCCGGGGGCACACGGTCATATTCCAGAGCGTGCCCGAACTGCTGATGCGCCTGCGAGCGACATACAATCGACAGGCCGACACCACAGAGGAGGCGCTCATCTCGGAGCTGGTGCGGTGCGACTTACTCGTCCTCGATGACCTCGGCTCTGAGAAACCCACCGAGTGGACTGAGGCGACACTTTACACGATCATCGACCAGCGATACCGGATGGAGCGGCCTGTGATCGTGACGAGCAACCTGACGCCGGCGGCGCTGGGTCAGGCCGTCGGCACCCGGATCATGGACAGGTTAGTCGAGATGTGTGCGATTCACTTGATGCGGGCCTCTAGCTACCGGAGGGAGATTGCGGAGGCAAGGGCCAAGGAGCGGAGGGAGCGGTAATGGTGACATCAGTCAAACACCCAGCCAAATATACGGACACACTGATACCAATCTTCGTTGATCTCCTCCGAGACTGCCCGAATGTGCTTGACCCAATGGCGGGCACGGGGAAGATCGGACAGATCAAGGAACATGGGTATAAGGGTTACGTTGTGTGTAACGAGCTGGAGCCGGAGTGGATCACACCTACTCCTCCCGGTGTAGACGAAGTGCATATTGGGGATGCGGAACACATGGACTGGGCCTTGGACGGGCAGTTTTGTGCAATCTGCACGTCACCGACGTATGGCAACAGAATGGCAGACCATCACAACGCCCGTGACGGAAGCAGGCGGAACACCTACAGACACACCCTTGGCCGCCCGCTCACATCCGGCAATACCGGCATGATGCAGTGGGGAGAGGAGTATCGACAAAAGCACACACGTATTTGGATGGAGTGCGAGCGGGTGTTGAGGCCGGACGGACTGATGATTGTGAACGTGTCTGACCATATACGCAAGGGGCAGGTAGTGCGGGTCGTTGATTGGCATGTGAAGGCTATTACGGGCATTGGGTTGTTGTTGATCGACAAGATACCTGTGGAGACACCTCGACTCAGGTTCGGGGCTAATAGCGATGTGAGAGTGTCGGCGGAATGGATTCTGGTGTTCCAGAAGGTGAGGCCGTAATGTCAGAGCGTCCCTGGACAGACCAAATGCGGGCATTGGTGTGGCTCCTCGGTCTGATGCGGCGCGAGGGGCGAGCGGGAGGCAAGGCTGTGAAGCAAGCTATGGATGCGGTGCGGGACGGGCTTGTGAGTGCATACGAGGGGAGCTGTTGGCGTGAAAATCATTCGCGAGTGCGGCCCGATATCAGGGGTTTTTAGACTCTTCGAGTTTGAGGATGAGCAGGGCAAGCGGAGAATGGCGACCGAGAGTTGGCTGAAACAGAGAGGAGTTGATCCTGATGCTGAGTTGGTCCGTGTTCTGGGCGGCGGTGATAATAGCGTTCGTGCTGGGCGGGACGTTCGGGGTGATGATCCTAAGCCTGTGCGTGGTCGCGGGCGACGCAGACAGGCAGATGGAGAGGGACCTGGAGGAGCGACGCTGTTCTGAGGAGGTGCGAGAGTGAAAATATTATGTGGCAGGCGGATTAGATTCCGCGGCAAGCGGATTGACAACGACAAATGGGCTTATGGCGGTTATCTACTTGATCGCGATGGTCAAGTCTATATTGCTAGCCCCTGGCTGATTGGCAGCAAACCGTCGGCGTGGCTCGTTGATCAAGAAACCGTCGGCCGGTGGACTGGGTTTCAGGATACAAACAGTTGCGACATCTATGAGGACGACATACTGCGGGCTTGGGAGTCTGACACATCGTATTGGACCGGACGAGTGTGTAGGAATGGGTCAGGCGAATGGCAAGTGAGACTGTTCAATGCGACTCGCTGGGCGGAAGATGTCCTGTGGATCGTCCTTCGTGACCGATTCCCCAGGGTTGAAGTCATTGGTAACATTCACGACAACCCCGAGCTGCTGGGGGGATCGCATGAGTAAGCGGAGTCGTGAGAAGGGCAAAAGGGGCGAAAGGGAATGGGCAGCGTTCTGCCGGGATCAAGGCTATTCCGACGCTCGCCGAGGCCAGCAGTTTTCAGGAATTGAAGGCGAGGACGTGGTCGGCCTACCAGGCATCCACTGTGAGGTAAAGCGCACCGAGCGCCTGAGCCTCTACGACGCCATCGACCAGGCCCGGCGAGATGCGAAGGACGGAAAGATCCCAATAGTCGCACATCGCCGGAACCACTGCGACTGGCTGGTCATTATGAGGGCGGAGGACTGGTTTACGATCTATCGGGAGTGGGAGGCGGGTCGAGATGTCGAGGCGAGAGTCACTGCAGGGCCTGCTCAAGCGTGCCGCTGAGTTGGATAAGCAGGGCAAGCCCGAGAAGGCCAGGGAGCTGCGTCGAAAGGCCTGGAGGCGAGTTAGGGCGGCACTTCGATCACAGACGGGGGTCAATTGACGGGGAGGGGTATGTGTGATTGACAACACTCGATTGATAGACCTGATCCTCTACAACCGCAGAGCGTGGCGCAGGCAGGTCGAGGCACTGGAACCCCGCACATCGACGAGCGTGGTGACGCTGCCTGTCTCCAGCGCAGCGGGCGATCCTGTCGGACGGGTCGTCGTCGATCGAGTGACTATCCTCTATGTCCTTGATACCGTCGATCGAGCGTTGAGGGGCTTGCGGAGGGAGTATCGACAGGTTGCAGCCCTCAAGTGGGACGACGGGGCGACGCACAAACGGATCGCCTCGCTCCTCCACTATTCCGAGAGAACGGTGCGCCGCAGAGTGCATATTGTCCGAAAACGCGTATCTGCCGCTTTAGCTGGGCTAGGAGCCGAAAAGTTGGCCGCTTTTTGGCCGCTTTTTGGCCGCTTGGGGGCTTGAAATCGTGGCCGCCAAGCCCGTATACTTGACAACAGAGTAGAGGTGTCTCCCTCAGGCATAGTCGCACACAGTCTCACTCCAGCGCAGGGCGGGCAGAACAGCTCGTCCTGCTTCGTTGTACCGAGGTGGAGGCTGTGAGGTGATGGCCGATGAGAGGGATTGACCACGAGCTGTGGACGAGAGCACGTCGGATACTGGGCAAGCCGATTGCAGTGACGCTATTCCCGTGTCCCTACTGCGAGCAGCGAACGCTGGCGTGGTCAGGCCAGGCCGACAGCGGAGCTAAGTGCTTGTGTTGCAGTCGTGAGTTCGAGTCGTTCAGCCAGTTGGTGGACAAGCGAGAGCGAGAGATCGAGGCTGAGAGGTTCGACACCACAAAGGCGATGGTCGAGCGGCACGATGCTTACCGCAGGGTTGGCGGGCGAGTGAGGCAGGTCAGGCATGGATGAGCGGCTGCTGGTGAGGATCAGGAAGCTCGTCGAGCGAGACAGGTTCTACCACTCCGGCGAGTGGGAGCGCAAGCGGCGAGAGATCCTCGAGCGAGACAACCACGAGTGCCAGCGGTGCAAGCGGGAAGGACGATTCGCTCCGGCGAACACAGTGCACCACGTCAAGCACCTCGGCCAGCGACCCGACCTCGCACTCGACAACGACAACCTGGAGAGTCTGTGCGCTGACTGCCACAACCGTGAGCATCCCGAGAAGTTCATCGAACCGAGTGAGAACGCGAAGACGAGAATCTTTCCCGAGCGCTGGTAGCGCTGGTAGACCCCCGGTCGAGAAAACGAGTTTCCGCGGGCGACGGGGGACCGGCGGGGCGGGCCATCCAAAACGGGGAATCGCACAACCATGAGGTTTTTTGGAGGGGTTGGGCATGGCGGTCCTCAAGATCGTCTATAAGGACATCAGCGAGCTGACACCATATGAGCGCAACCCAAGGCATAACGATGCTGCTGTTGATGCCGTGGCCGCGAGCATCAAGGAGTTCGGCTTTCGCGTGCCGATTATCATCGACGGCAAAGGCGGGATAATTGCAGGCCATACCCGACTCAAGGCCGCCAAACAACTAGGTATGACCAAGGTCCCGTGCATCGTTGCTGATGATCTGACCGAAGCGCAGATCAAAGCATTTCGGCTGGCAGACAATAAGACCGCCGAGCTCTCAACGTGGGATTATGAGTTGCTGACGCTAGAGCTGGAGGAATTAGAGACTCTCGACTTTGACATGTCACCGTTTGGTTTTGATGACCTCTTCATCGACCACGAAGAGGATGCTGACAGAGCCGGTGCCTCCCCTTGGGAACGCATGGGCGACGAGGGCGATGATGGTGTGCTCTTCAGCTTTGGTGCCATTGCCTGCAAGGTGGACCGGAGCGTATATGAGGATTTTTTAAACCGCGCACCAGACGCAAACGTATCGGAGTGGGTCTCGGAGGTAATACGCAATGCGCTTCGCTATTCTTGATGCGTGTTTTCCGGTCCACAAACAGGCCGGGAGAGGCATGGCTGCCGAGTATCTGGCCTGGGAGTTGCGCAGGAACGGCACTCGAGAATACCCGCCGGCCGAGGCTGATGCTATACTGATTACCTGCACGTCGCCTATCGACTGCGACTATGTCAGGCGAATCAAGACCAAGTACCCGCACAAGGCGATCGTCGTCGGAGGCGCGGGAAGCACAAGCCCATACTCTCTCGGGCTCCACGGCGACGTTGTATGCGTGGGCGACGGGCAGATATTTATGCGGATCCTGATCCATGAGGGGTTGGAGGCGGCAAGAGCGCTGCCAAATGCATGGGTGCACGGGGAGACGAGACCAGTGGAGATCGATCAGGGGTTTCCGTGGGACTGCCCTCCCATTATGGCCGAGGATGGAGCGGTGCGGGTATGGTGCGGGCGAGGCTGCAAGAACAAATGTGCGTTTTGCCAGACTGGCTGGGCACATACCTACGCAGAAAATCCGGACCCGGAAAGACTGTTAACGCAGATCAGACGGCTGCGAGCCGCTGGACAAAAGGTCAACTATCTGAGCAACGATCTTGCACAGCACTCGTTCTTTAAGCGACTGCCACCAGCGGAGCACGGCAGCTACTCGGTAAAGTATCTCAGAGAGTATGGCCTGCCGCCAGCCAGACAGGTCAGACTGGGTATCGAGGGTGTGTCTGAGCGACTTAGGAACCTGGTCAACAAACCGATCAGTCATGATGATCTAGTAAAGTGCACCGCATGGCTCAATGCCAATGGTAGGAGTGTCCGCTGGTTCTTGATCGCTGGTCTGCCAGGGGAGACGGCGGACGATTGGGAAGAGCTCAAGGCCGCGGTGACGAGATGGAAGGAGATAACACCAAAAGGCGTCCTGGCACTCAGCTTTACCGCATGGTGCCCGGATCCGGCGACGCCGCTGGCAATCATGCCGCTTCGAGATGACTACTGGGAGAACTTCTTGACGTTTAAGGAGTGGTTTTTTGGCGGCATTGGTTGGAGCAACCGTGTCAAACTGATGTCACCGCAGCAGCCAAAGGCGCGGCTCGCCAAAGCCATTGCTGCAATGGGCCTGACGGAGAAACAACTCCGCGAGGGCGGCAATTGGGGCCCAAATGACCGGGTCAACTATCCCTACAAGGCGGCGGCCAAGAAGTTGGCCGAGTCAATAGCAAGGAGGGCCATCTGTGGCGACAGCTCGGGTGATAGTCGATCTGAATAGACAAGCGCAGAAGATCGTTGAAGCGGCACAAAAGATTGGTGTCGAGCAGAATTTCTTGTTTTTGACTACGTTCAAGCGCTACCAAGTTCAGCTCAAAATACTGTCTGATCTCGAAAAAGAGCTAAACGAAAGCGGCCTGCTCATTACTAAGGAGTATGTCAAGGGGCGGCAAAACCTGTATAGCCACCCGGCGATCAACGCGTACAACAAAACCGCCGACAGCGCCAATAGGACTGCCAGCACACTCATGAAAATCATCACTAAGCTGGGAGACATCAGCTTGGATGACCTGTCTGATGACGATGAAATGTGACTAGACCTGGCGATGTCGGAGGTGGTGACCATGTAAATGCGCAGGAGGGACTATCATCCGTACATCGACCGGTATATCGACGACATCCGGTCAGGCGCAATCCCAGCAAGCCGGGAGATTAAGTTGGCCTGCGACCTCGTTGAGCGCAAGTTGAGCCAGCCCGGTGTCTACATCGACGGCGAGCGGATCGCCAAAGCCGTCGGGGTCATAGAGAAGTATCATGAGTTCAAGCTCCTGGACTGGGAACTTTTCATTTTGGCCCTGGTCCATGCCTATCATCGGCCAACCGACACCGTGGTGTTTGACGAGTACCTCACTGTGATGGGCCGAGGCAACGGCAAGAACGGGTTCATCTCGGCGCTGGTATTCTACCTGAGCACCCACTACCACGGCATCAGGGGCTACAACATCGACATCATCGCAAACAACGAAGAGCAGGCCAAGACGAGCTTCAACGATAACCACGAGGTACTTGAGCGGCACAAATCGAAGCTCCGCAAGTTCTTCTACTGGTCAAAAGAGTTGATCCTGAACCTCCGCACCAAGAGCTACATCAGGTTTAACACCTCGAACGCCCGGACCAAGGACGGCAAGCGGTCAGCCTGCCTGGTGTTCGATGAGATCCATGAGTATGAGACCTGGGACACGATCAAGGTGTTCCAGAGCGGGTTCGGTAAGCGCAAGCACTCAAGGACGTTCTACATCACAACCGACGGCTACGTGCGGGGCGGTGTCCTAGACGAGCTCAAAGAACTCGCCGAAAAGGTGCTGTCAGGCGAGATTACAGACCTCGGGCTGCTCCCACTGATCTACAAGCTCGATGACGAGGAAGAACTCAAGGACCCGCGGATGTGGGTCAAAGCGAATCCGTCGCTGCCGTATTTCCCGGAGCTCCGCAAAGCGATCGAGGCGGATGTTGTAAAGGCGCAGCACCAGCCGCACAAGGCGATTGACGTCCTTACCAAGAGGATGAACCTGCCCCGGGAAGATGCGTACACCGTCGTCGCACCGTGGGAACAGGTGCTGGCGACCAATCAGCCGATCCCCTACGACGAGCTGGAGGGGATGCCCTGCATCGGGGCAATCGACTACGCGCAGGTCACCGACTTCGCCAGTTGCGGGCTGCTGTTCAAGTATCGAGGCAAACGCTACTGGCTGGAACACTCTTTCGTCTGCCACAAAGCACTGAAGATCGAGTCGCGCAGAATCAAGGCCCCGATACGAGAGTGGGCCGAACAGGGGCTGCTTACGATTGTCCATCGAGACAGCATCACGGCAGCGGACGTGGCGCAGTGGTTTGTGGAGCAAGGCAAGCGGTACAACATCATCAACATCTTGAGTGACCGGTACCGGGTGGAGTTCCTGCGTGATGAGTTTCAGAAGGCGGGGCTACCGTTGAAAGACGTGCCTAGCGGTCCTGTCACGCATGCCCGGGTGGCGCCGATCATTGAGTCGGGCTTCGCCGAGGAGCGATTCGTGTTCGGTGATAACCCGGTCATGCGCTGGTATGTCGGCAACACCTACCAGGAACTAGATCCGAAGGGCAATACGACCTACAAGAAGATTGAGCCTCATACCAGAAAGACTGACGGTTTCTTCGCCCTGATCCATGCGCTCACGCACGATGGAGAGCTGCAGGAGACAGACGGCGATGTGATGTCACTGCCAGTCTACACGTACTGACCGAGAGGGGGTGAGCCCTTGGGGCTATGGCAAACCTTTTTGAGCTGGTTCGATAGAGATGGACGCCTCGACCTCAGCACTCATGTGGCTGCGCTCGCCACCGAGGTCTATTTCCGGAACCTGGCGATCCAGGCCTGCATCAACCTGATAGCCAATACCGTCGCCAGGGCGGAGTTTCGCACCTACGCCAAGGGCCAGGAGCATCGGGGAGACAACTACTACCTCTTCAACGTCGAGCCGAACCCCAACAGGAGTGCAAGCAAGTTCTGGCGTGACGTGGTTTACCGACTGGTCCACGACAACGAGTGTCTGGTTATCATGCAAGGAGAGCATCTCTACCTTGCTGACTCGTACAACGTTGTGTCTGGGACGTTCATCGAGAACCTATACACGGACATCCGGATTGGCGATTTGAATTTGACGACGAAGCATCGCGAGTCTGAAGTGCTCCATCTTGAGTTGCACAATGAGAGGATTCGGGACACCATCGACGGTCTCTATCTCTCGTATGGGAAGCTGATCGCCGCCGCCCAAAAGCACTACAAGAGAAATGCGTCGCGTAAAGGATCGCTCACGATCCCGACTAACTACCCGCAGACAGAAAAGGCGCAAACGGAGCTGCGGGAACTGCTGGAGAAGCGGTTCAAGACGTTCTTCGAGGCTGAGTCCGACGCAGTCATACCACTGACAAACGGCATCACCTACAGCGAGATCGAGCACGGCGCAGCCACCACAAAGGGCAGCATGGAGGGCCGGGACATCAGGGCCTTCATCGACGACGTATTCGACATGGTCGCGATCGCCTTCCAGATCCCGCCCAAGCTGCTCAAGGGCGACGTAGCGCAGACGGATGACGCGTTTAAGGTGTTCCTAACTACCTGTATCAACCCACTGGCCAAGCTGATTTGCGACGAGATCAACCGCAAGATGTATGGCAAAGAGAACTACTTGCAGCGCACGTACGTCAAACTCGACACGACGCATATCAGGGCTGTTGACATCAAGGATGTTGCTGGTGCCCTCGACATCCTCTTCCGCATCGGTGCCTACACCGTCGATGACTGCCTAGTCCATCTCGGTATGGAGCCGATTGGCGGGGAAATTGGGCAACAGCGATTCGTGACCAAGAACTACCAGCCCATTGACGAGGTGGTGGCGGGAGGAGGTGAATAGATGGACAAAAAGCGGTACTACTCCTTGGTGGTCAACCAGGACGAGAAACGAGCTGACATCTACATCTACGGTGACATCACGAGCTGGCCAGTGCTCGAAAACGACGTCAGCAGCTACAACCTAGCCCAGGAGATTCAGGGGTTAGAGACAGACACCATCAGCGTCCACATCAACAGCTACGGCGGCGAGGTGGCCGAAGGATTGGCCATCTACAACGCGCTAAGGCGGCACAAGGCTAAAGTCAGGACATACTGCGACGGCTTTGCTTGCTCCGCTGCCAGCGTGGTGTTCATGGCTGGAGACGAGCGGGTCATGTCTAACGCCTCGCTCCTGATGATTCACAACGCGTGGATGCTCGCCGTGGGCGACCAGAATGATCTCCGCAAGAATGCCGATGATCTCGAGGTGATTAATGCAGCCACTATCCAGGCATACCTCAACCACGTCAACATCTCAGAGGACAAGCTCAGGGAGATGATGGACGCTGAGACATGGATCTCCGCTGCGGATGCGCTTGAGATGGGGTTTGCGACGGCTGTGGTGAACCCGGCCACCACGGACAAGGCTGCGGCAAGCCTGCGTCAGCGTCAGCAGATACGAGACGCGATCTTGAGTCGGCAGTCTCAGCGCAGCTCGCTGGATGTTGACGCATTGGCTGCTCGGTTGAAGGAGTTGATGGCGCAGGAGAAACCCGAGCCGGAACCCGAGCCCGAGCCGCAGAGCAAGGGCTTGTTTAATTTCATGGCGGCTTTGGCCGCTAGACTAGAAGGAGATGAATGAATTGAAGAATCTGGACCTTTTGAAGCAACAGAAGGCCGAATGGACGGCCAAGATCCAGGAGGCAGTGAAGAGTGGCGACGAAGCGGCTTTTGCGTCGGCATTTGTCGAGTACACGAACGCCTTGCAGGAAGCCGTAATTGCTGAGGCCCGGGGCCTCGTGCAGGCGACTGACAATCAGATTCTGGCGGGTCGTGGTGTTCGCGTCCTGACCAGCGAGGAGAACAAGTACTATCAAGGTCTGATCGAAGCCATGAAGTCGAGCAATCCCAAGCAGGCACTGGCGGACTTCGACGTGGTGCTACCTACTACCGTCATTGACGCAGTGTTCGAGGACATCCAGGAGGAGCACCCGCTGCTGAGTGCCATCGACTTTGTGCCCACGGCGGCTCTCATCGAGATGATCTTCTCGACGCAAGAGGGGCGCCATTTGGCACAGTGGGGTGACTTGACGGACGAGATCGTTAAGGAACTGACCGCGGGCTTTGTCAAGGTCAGCTTGACGCAGCTGAAGCTCTCGGCGTTCATCCCGATCGCTAAGGCGATGCTGGACCTTGGCCCTGTATGGCTCGATCGCTATATCCGTCTGATCTTGTCCGAAGCGATTGCCAACGGATTGGAGTACGGTGTCATCAACGGCGCCGGCGCCGAGGCCAAGGAGCCGATCGGAATGATCCGCGACCTCGACGGGGCCATCACGCCCGGTGTTGGGTATCCGGAAAAGACGGCTATGCCGGTGACGTCGTTTGACCCAGCAACCTATGGTGAGTTGATCGCGTCGCTGAGCAAAAATCGAAACGGCTTGAACCGCAAGGTGACCGAGGTGTTGCTTGCGGTCAACCCGGTCGACTACTTCCAAAAGGTCATGCCGGCGACCACGTACCTGTTGCCTGACGGAACCTATCGCAACAACGTGTTCCCGTTCCCGACTCGGGTGGTGCAGTCGGCGTACGTGGCGGAGGGGAAGGCCGTCTTGGGCATCGGCAAGCGTTACTTCGCCGGGCTGGGCACCAGCAAGGGCGGCCGAGTGGAATACTCCGACGAGTACCGGTTCCTCGAGGACGAGCGGGTTTACTTGACCAAGCTCTATGGTACCGGCCAGCCGAAGGACAACACGTCCTTCCTCGTGCTGGATATCTCCCAGTTGGAGCCCTTGTTGCCGAAGGTGAAGCTTGTTGAAGAGACTCCAGAGGCATAAGGGGCTGATCCAATGCCTGGCAAGGTGAAGGTGCGGGTAATCCGCACGTTTAGGAACAAGTACAGCAAGTCCCTCCACAAAGCGGGGGACTTGCTCGCTATCTCGCTCAAGCGGATGGAAGAGATCAACTCTGCTGGGTATGGCAGGCTGGTGGAGCTGGCGGGGGACGAGGAAGCGAGGTGAGTCCATGCTCAACGCCGTTAAGGATTATCTCAAAATCACCTGGGACGACGAGGACGCCTTGCTGCAGGCAATAATCGAGCGCGGTAAGGCATACCTCAACGACCTGGCTGGCGCTGAGCTCGACTTCGACGCTGCTGGGCCTCCTCGATCGTTGCTCCTGGACTACTGCCGCTATAGTTACAATAACGCCAGCGAGTATTTCGAGAGCAACTTCGCTCGGGACTTACTGCGGTTGCAGCTGCAGGTGGGGGTGAGCGAACTTGGAGTGGAGGAGACAACAGGATAGGCAGGACAAGATGCGCGATCTGCGACGGGTCCTGCGGCGCCTGATTACGATCCAGAAGCTCACCGAGGGTGAGGACGAGTGGGGCAACCAAACGACGAGCTGGGTCGACTGGCAGACCGTCTGGGCCGAGCGCAGTGAACTGTGGGGCCAGGAGTATTTTGCCGCCCGAGCGGTTGGCGAGCAAAACACAGTCGGGTTTGTCATCCGGCACGCACCGTTCGTCGAGCAACTGAACACGACGGAGTACCGAGTCGTCTACGAGGGCCGGGCGTACGACATCAAGCACATCGACCATCTCAAGGATGACGGCATGTGGGTGAAACTCAGGTGTCTGGAGGCTGGTGTGAATGGCTAAAGCGGTGACTATCGAGCAGCTCGCGGCTGAGATCACGCAGGCAATCGCCGACTATACCGATGACGTCGTACAGGCGATCGAGGTGGAGGTCGAGGCTACGGCCAATGCCGTCCTTGAGGACATCAAAGCCAACGCACCCAAGCGCACAGGCGAGTACGCCAAGGGCTGGTCTCGGCGCAAGAGCAAGTCGAGCCACCAGGTGACCCACATAATCCACAACACCAAGCGGCCTCAGCTCGCTCACCTCCTTGAGCATGGCCATGCAAAGAAGGGCGGCGGCAGAGTGGAGGGGCGCCCCCATATCCGCCCAGCTGTTGATCGTCACATCCCTGCGATGGAGCAGCGGATTAAACAGATCATCGAGCGGGGTGGTGCAGTATGACCTACATGGGCTTGATCCAGGCAATGAAGGACCTGGGATTCCCTTGCACCTACCACCATTTTGCCACACCGCCGGCTCCGCCGTACACCATCGTGCTGCACAGCTACGGGTCAGACATCCAGGCCGATAACCAGAATTACGCTGAGGTAGGCAACTACCAGCTAGAGCTCTACCACACAATCAAGCACCCACCGAGTGAGAAGCTGATCGAGGACAAGCTCCGGGAGCTGAGAATACCGTATCAGAAGGTCGAGACCTACCTCGAGAGCGAGGGACTCTACCAGATCATCTATCAAGTTCGATTACTAGGAGGAAACTGAAATGGCGAACAAAGTTCGTTTTGGTTTGGAGCAGGTCCACATCGCCTTCCGCGGTGAGGATGTAGACGGGAGACCGTCCTGGGACACGCCGGTGGCGATTCCGGGCGCAGTCAACTTCTCCGCGAATCCCGATGGCGGTGAGAGTACGTTTTACGCGGATAACACGAAGTACTATGTGCGCCGGACGAACAACGGCTACACTGCCGAGCTTGAGATGGCGTTGGTACCGGATGAGGTTCTGGCGGAGATGCTGGGCTGGGAGATTGACAGCAATGGGATGCTGATCGAGGACGCGGAGGCCGTGCCGAAGGAGTTTGCGTTGATGGCACAGGTTCAGGGCGACGCGAAGAACCGCCGTTTCGTCTACTACCGCTGCGCGGCGAGTAGGCCGGCCCAGGCTAGCGCCACCACGACTGACTCTATCACTCCGACGACCGAGAAACTGAGCTTGACGATACTGCCGCTGGAAGTTGGCGGCAAACGGGTCGTCAAGGCCGTCATCGAGCTGAGCGAGACCAATCAGGCGGCGTACGACGCGTTCTTCGACGCGGTAACCCTGCCAGCCGGAGGTGAGTGACATGAGAAAAGTTAGGCTGGGTAACAAGGAACTCGAGCTGAGGGCCAGTCCGCTGGCCCTCTTGTTTTACCGACAGGCGTTCAACAAGGATCTAATTGCCGACCTCGTAGGGCTGCGGTCGCTGCAAGGTCTCGCAGAAGGCGACCTTAGCGGTCTCGACTCGGTCCTACTGCTCCAGATCGCGTATGCGATGAATCGAGCGGCCAAACCGGAGAAGAGCTTCCCGAGCTTTGAGCAGTGGCTGTCGGAGCTGGAGGGCATCGACTTCGGCGACGGTGAGTGGCTTCTAGCGGTGGCGGATGAGGCCATTGATGGCTTTTTTCGTTCCGCCAGAGCTGCAAGCCCACCAGCAACGAAGTCCAAGAAGAAGTGAACCGGTAGAACGAACGGACCTGTTGCTTCTCAGTAATGCAAAGAAGATGGGTTTATCCTTGTTTGAGCTCAACCTGTTCAGGGTGAGGGACTTCCTCGAGTTCACCGAGATCTACTGCGATGGCGAGGGCGCTACCCGCACCGCCACACAGGCGGATATAGACGCATTGCTGAATTGAGGGGGTGCCGAAATGAAAGAGGCACGGTGCCCTCACTGCAACTGGCTATTGTTCATGGCCCGGGGGACGGCTGAGATCGAGATCAAGTGTCCCAGGTGCAAACGGATTGTGGAAGTGAAAGTGGAAGGACAGAGCGAGCCGCACAGTAAGTAGCGAGCCATGCCTGCCTGCGATAGAGGCAGGTGACGGCTGTGGCTGCCACGATCAAGGGCATCACCATACAGATTGGATCGGATACGACAGGGCTGGCGACAGCCCTGTCCGACATCAACAAGCTCGCTCGTGACATCCAGAGCGAGCTGCGCCAAGTCGAGAAGCTCCTCAAATTCAACCCGCACGATACCGAGCTTTTGGCGCAGAAGCAGCAGCTGCTTGCTGACCAGGTTGAGAACACCCGAAAGAAACTCGACACCCTTAAAATCGCCCAGGAACAGGTGAATGAGCAGTTCCGAAAGGGTGAAATATCCCAGGAACAGTATCGGGCGTTTCAGCGCGAGCTCGTCAAGACCGAGGACCAGCTCAGGTCGTACGAGGGGCAACTCAAACAGGTCAATCTGCAAAACAGCGAGTTCGCAGCCAAGAGTGCGGAAATAGGCCAGAAGCTCGAGGGTCTCGGGAAGAAATTGACCGACGTGGGTAAGAAGTGGTCCATGAACGTGACCGCTCCGCTCACGGCACTGGGTTTTGCGGCTGGGAAGAGTGCCATTGATTTCGAGTCGGCATTTGCCGGCGTGAGGAAAACCGTCGACGCGTCCGAAGAAGAGTTCGCCACTCTCGAGCAGGGCATCCGTGACATGGCGAAGGAAATCCCTGCAGCGGCCACCGAGATCGCCGGCGTCGCTGAAGCTGCTGGTCAGCTTGGCATAGCTGTTCCTCATATTCTGAGCTTCACTCGCACAATGACCGACCTCGGCGTTGCCACCAACCTGACAGCCGAGGAAGCCGCGACCAACCTGGCACGGTTCGCCAACATCGTGCAGATGCCACAGGACCAGTTTGACCGTCTGGGTGCGACCGTCGTGGCTCTCGGCAACAACCTTGCCACCACCGAAGCTGAGATAGTCGAGATGGGTCTGAGGCTCGCTGGTGCCGGTGCTCAGGTCGGACTGGCAGAGGCCGAGATCATGGCCCTGTCTGGTGCACTCAGCTCGGTAGGAATCAGGGCCGAGGCCGGCGGTTCGGCGTTCAGTAAGCTCATGATGCAGATGCAGCTCGCGTCTGAGATCGGCCCCAGAGCGAATGAGATTATTGCTCAGACCGGCAGGAGCCTGCGTGACCTCGAGATTCTGTCCAACGAGGACGCCAAAGCCTTCAAGGAAGTGGCCGCCTCGATCGGCCTAACCGGCACTGAGCTCAAGGACTACGTGACCGCAGCCCGCGACCTCGAGCAGTTCGCTGCGGTCACTGGGCAGAGCGCAGAGGAGTTCAGCGAGGCGTTCAAGGAGGACGCCGTAGCCACCATTGGCTCGTTCATCGAAGGTCTCGCCACGGCGGAGGAGCGCGGCGTCTCGGCGATAGCCGTCCTGGAGGAGATGGGCATCACCGAGATTCGGCTCCGCGACTCGCTGCTCCGAGCCGCCGGTGCGCAAGAGGTGTTTGCGAACGCCGTCGTCATAGGCACGGAGGCCTGGAACGAAAACATAGCACTAACCAAAGAGGCAGAGCAGCGGTATGCGACGACTGAGTCCCAGCTCCAGATGATGAAAAACTCGCTCACTGACGTGGCAATCACGTTCGGCGAGATCCTCCTGCCGGCCATAACCTCGGTTGTGAAGGAGATCGGGAAATTCGCTGACTGGCTAGGCAGCCTCAATCCCGAGACGCAGCGGACGATAGTCATCGTGGCTGCTCTCGCGGCGGCCATCGGGCCGGTAGCGCTCATAATCGGCAAGGTTACATCCGCAGTCGGTGTCTTGCTCCCGTTCCTAGCTACTCTCGGTGGATTCGTGATGAAAACACTCATTCCCGCGATAGCCGGCATATCCGCACCGGCGCTCGCGACCATCGGTGCGATCGTCGGTCTGGCGGCGGTTGCGTACGAGGTGTATCGGGCCTGGGATGAGGTAAAAGCGGCCCTGGTCGCCACATGGGAGCTGCTCAAGGCAAACGTTACGCAGCTAGGTCTATACATCTCCATCGCGTTCGAGGAGATGAAATCCGTCGTCCTGAACGCCGTCAACGCGATGATCGAGAAGCTCGGCATTCTCGAGAAGTTGCCGTTCGGCCTGGGTGACAAGTTCAAGGGGCTCAGGGACAGCATCGCAGAGAGCGCCGATGCATCCGAGGCTCGTGTAGCTGAGCTGCAACAAGCGCTGGAGGAGAACTCCAAGCGAATTCAGGTCGCCCTCGAGGGTACCAAGGTCGCGTTTGGCGACCTCGGTACCAAGGTTGCCGACGACGTGAAGGGTGTCATCAGTGCCATCACGGGCCAGACAGCCGCTATCGAGCAAGCACAGGCACAGCAGACAGCCATCATCGCCGATCAGTCGGCTCTGCGGACCGATATCCTCAACGACGAGATCAACCGACAGATACAGGCCATGTACGACGGTATGACCGCCACCGTCGATTCGTGGATTCAGGCCGGTTATGACAGCGAAGGCGATGTCCGCGAGATGGCGGAGACCCTCGCTCAGGGGATGGCCGATTATCTTGTCGGCCAGTCGCCGCCGCCAAAAGGCCCACTCTCCGACATCGACGAGGGCGGCCGGCGAGTCGTCGAGGCATGGACCGAGGGCATCATACAGGGCATCCCCGCGGTGGAGTTCGCGGCTCACACAGTGGCAACTGTGACGGAGAGGGCATTGGATCAGGCCGACCGGCTGCGTGACAAGTGGATGAAAGCCGCTCAGAGCATCGGTGAAGCGTTCGAGAAGATGGCCGTAGCCATGGGTGAGATGTGGCTAACTGGGACTGGCAGCTGGGAGGAGATTTTACTCCAGTTCGTCCGCACCGCGATCAACCATATCCTAACCGCAGCCGTCGCTGCGATGGGTATCGCGGAGTTAGTGAGCCAAGCCATCGCCAACATGTGGAACCCGCTGGGCTGGATAGTCATCGGAGGCCTCCTGATCGCACTAGCGGCGGTCCAAAACGAGCTGCAACAGAAACTCGGCGGTATTGGCGGCGTGGCTACACCTCCATCAGGAGGCACGGGAGGCGGGGCAGCTCCATCAAGGCCGTCTGGCAGCGGTCGCCAGGTCAGTGAGATCACTGGCCCGACACGGGACATCCTCACCGACCTCATGGCGCCGCTGGCGAACCTGAATGCTATCGTCGCTCCGATTCAGGACATCCGCTCGATTCTCGACGCCAGGCTGCCTAACTTCAACACCATGCAATTTGCCGCTGTGGGTGCGGGTGGAGGCAACATCGTATTCGAGGCCGGTGCCATCGTCATACATTCGACAGCCACCGGCGGCTATGAGTTGGGTAACGAGATGATGGATGCGATAGAGAGCAGACTCGCCGAGAGGCTGGGCGGAGGCCGCAGAGGGAGGGGTGCGTGATGGTCAAACTGGTGAACGCTCTGGGAACTGAGAAGATACTACCACCGACCATTGCACTCAAACGCGTGCCGCTCGATATCGTAGTTCCGAGCCAGGCTCTTGTTGGCGCACCTGGAGAGATCAGGACGGGCAGATCGACGCTTGCCGCTAGGCGGTTCAGCCTGGAAGGACGCATCTACTACCCCGACAGAGCGCAGATCGAGCAGGAGTTCGACTCGCTCATGGCGTTCCTGATGTGTGCTCCACTCCAGGTCTACCGGCGCAGTGAACACGACCGATTCCTGGTAGTCCATCCCCAGGGTGCGCCGCAGGACTGGATTGACCACGGTGCGGAGTTGGCGTTGAACGTGCCGCTAGTGGCCCTCGACCCCTATTGGTATGGGCCAGAGGTCACGGTGACAGTCACCGACACGCAGACTGTCACAGTCGAGGGGAGTGCGTCGGCGTTTCCTGTGATCCGGACCGTCGGTAGCGTGTCGGGCCTGGCCGTGGCAAACGCAACAACAGGGCAGAGCATCGTCATCACAGGTCTGAGTGTGGCAGGCATCATCGAGCTGGACTGCGCGCATTACACCTGCACAGTCGGTGGTGCGAACAGGCTCGATGCCGTAGATGAGAGCTGGTTTGCAGACGGTTTTGAGCTGCGACCGGGTGAAAATGAGATTACGACGACCGCAGCTATTGAGATCGTGTATAGGCCCAGGTGGTATTAGTTCACGAACAGGAGACGTGATGAACATGACTGATAGACTGATTCGCGAGGGCGACCCACCGTCGGGGCAACTAGCTTGCCCGGTGCCACAGTATCAGAAGGCCGATGGCACTTTTGAACGCGTCCGGGGGCAGGACGGCGGCGTGTATAGCGTAATTTTGGGGGCTGACGGGAATCCGATCAGCAGTGGCAACCCGTGGCCAGTTCAGCTTAACGGAAGTATAGCGGAAGAAAGCAGGTCAAGATTGCGGGAAATTGCTATGGCTACCGCTCCGCTATACGGCGGTTTAGTCAAGATTGGTACTCTAACCTACAACGGCGCAGAACTGCCGAGACCGCTTAGACCATGGCGCAGAGACGTGTCTTTCCCTGTTTTCCGAAATGACGCAACCACGAGAACAACTGTAAGTTTCGAGGGCAACCAAATCTCCATCACAGACGTATTGTGGGACGTAGAAATACTTAGGGTTGGCGACCAAATCACTGTTAGTGGTAGTAATAGCAATGATGGCACGTACACACTAATCAACAGGACAAGCACAACCTTGACCGTCTCGGAGACGCTAGTCACTGAAGAAGCAGGTGCAAGTGTATCTGTGACCGCCGCAGGGGATATACCGCACAGACAAGGCACAAATCTTGACGGCTACTCAATTACCGATACCTCCAGCAACCCAGAAAACGTATTGCAGTGGCACATGTTTTACGACCTAATCAACGGTAAACCCAGCTTGATACTGATTTCCGACAGAGGGCTAGTCGCAAATCTTAGCTGGAATCACATTGACAACAGTGGCTTTGTCTTTGGCAAAACACAGACTATAGACGGGCAAAACTACCTGTGCCGGGTGCTAACTGGAGGGCCAGCCAATAGGCTGGGTGGTTCAAGTGAAGTTTATGACGGCGGTCTGTTGCCCAACGAGTGGGACAGATACGTCATGAACGGAGTTGACCAAGACGGACCGTTTTTCATTGGCGCACCAGAACCCGAAAGCGAAGACTACCAAAGCGGTTCACAGTATTTGAATAACACTGCGAGGCGGCGCAAGCATAACCAGGCGTGGCACTGGAACGCAACATATACATGGTGCCAAGAAACGCTTATTGACGATGCCGCCAGGCGCGCTCTCCGTGGCGGCCGTTCCGCCCGGTTCTGGTATTACGAGGCCGCGTCGAGTACGCTTGTGCCTTTCGTGTGGCGGCCCGTCCTTGTTCTTGAGCTCTGATTTCTGATTCTCCGCCCTCTGGCTCTTTTCACCGAGGCGGAGCCGAGGTGACATATGGAAAAACTAGTCTTAGAGAGGGGGTTTAGCCGATATGGGTTATGGAATTATAACCGACGAAGGACTACAAATGGTTGACCAAGAACATGAGGGAGCGATGGAGATTGTTGACGAAAGACCCGCCACCGCCGAAGGGGAAGTAGCGTCTGTGTCTCGCTATGAGGTTGAGGGCGGGAAAATCTACGTCCGATACACCGTTGAGCCATTGCCTAAGACCAGCAAGTCTTTTGTGGATATACTGGCAGAAGCGGTTGCTAAGAGGATAATGGCGTAAATGGATGACGGGAATAAAGTTCCACAATAGAGAGATTAAGCTGGGGTTTGGCCGCCTCTAGCGTGGAGGCGGTTTTCTTTGTACGGGAGGTGTCATCGTGTATCACATCCGCATACTCGATAGAGATAGGCAGATACAGGCGATCCTCCCTGACGTGCAGTGGAGCTACACCCGGCGCATCAATCAGGCCACGGAGATCACCATCCAGATACCTCGTGAGACTGTGGGCGAGTATATTACGCCCGAGCATGTGCTGTTTGGGTTCTTCTCGCCAACGCAACCGATCGCCGTCGGAGCCGCGCCGGTATCGACCAGGCCCGACAAGGCACAACATGCTCAGATCGCCGCGTTTGTGCAGGTCTACCAGGGCACTCAGCTCAAGGCGAGTGGTTGCATCACAGGCCGGGAGATAGGGCAGATCATCACAATCAAGGCGATGACTGAGGAGATACTACTGGAGTCCAACATCACACCCGCACAATACGGCCGCGTATGGGACGGCTGGGATCTGGCAGACGTGGCTCGTGACCTCCTCGACGGCTGGCAGACGATCAGGGTCAAGGCGCAGAGCCAGTGGCAGAGCTACATGGTGGACAGCTCGCATATCGACCTCACGACTGAGCCAGGCGTGGTTATGTTGGCCAAGCAGGCTGATGGTCGCTACTATGAGAGCGGCCACATCACGCTTCGATTCGACAGCGGCGAGATCAAGGACTTCGTGCGCTGGGACCGTGTCCGCTGGTCCGCCGACAGCAACGATGTGGTGCAGACCTCGATCCAGGTGAGCTATGACGGCAGCAACTGGTCCAGCGAGATCGACGGCGGTTTGCCAGAGGAGATCGGGTATTACCTCGGTGGTACCCAGTCTCAGGTATATGTGCGGATCAACCTCCACACGATCGATACTGAGTCGGAGGACCCGAACGGACAACCAGTGGGCGTGACTCCGTATGTGTTTGCCGTAGAGCTGATCGGACGAACGCAGGGCCACCTCGTAGCCGGTAACATCCCCGCCTCGGCAGGTGTGACTGTCAAGGGCCTCGATGCTGACCATGCCAACGCACTCCAGGTGCTGATCGACGCCTGCGAGCAGAATGGCTGGGAGTTCGCAGTCTGGAACGGCGCGCTGAGTATCGCCGAGAGTCTGGGTGTCAACCGCGTGGCTGAGTTCGTGCTGAGGACCGGCACCAACATCGAGGTCACCTCTCTAGGCGACGATGACTCGGAACTGTGCAATATCCTGACTGCGACAGGACCTGGTCAGGGGATCAATCGCCTGGAGGTCACGCTGAGGGACGACGAGAGCATAGGTGCGTATGGCGACTACCCGCAGGCCGTAGAGTTCGACGCCTCGACTTTGACCGAGCTGGAGGCTGCAGCCCAGGACTACCTCGACACGCACAACACGCCCAAGACGCACTTCTCGGTGCGGGCCGCGTTTGACTGCGAGAACGAGCCTCAGTATGGCCTGGGCGACGTGGTGAGGGTGGCTGACCCTGACACAGGCATCATCACCACCACTAGGATCATGACCGAGAGCCGAGAGTACAGCGCCGGTGGTTTGACCGTACGCCTCGACCTGGGACGAGCCAGGCTCAATTTGCAGAGCGTGCTGGATGGGCGAGGGCGATTGCCGAAGCCGGTTGATCCGCTGACGCCAGTGGGCGTGTATGCCCGCGGCGTGTATAAGGGGCTGGTGGTCGGGTGCAGCGCGCCGAAGCTCGCCAACTGGTCTGTGACAGAGTGCCACATCAGCACGGCGAAGGGCTTTGAGCCTGGTAGTGCGACGCTCGTAGATTCAGGCAAACGGACGCGTTTTGACGTTCCAAACCTTGCACCAGGCGTGAGGTACTACGCGCGTCTGATCCACGTGGACACCGACGGCAGGCGATCCGAGCCTAGTCGTGAGGTTTCGGCGGTAACTCAGTATATTCGCACGGAGGACCTCGACCAGGCACCTCCTGATACACCTGTTTGGAATACTTGTGAATTCGTGCGGGAGATCGTCCTGCGCTGGCATCCGGCAGCCAGAGCTGCGGAGTATGAGATTCGAGAGTCTGATTCTGGCTGGGGTGAGGCCGCGGGGCGGATATGGCGAGGCAACGCGACGACCGTGACTCTGGCACCTACGAAACGCAGCCACACATACTACATCAGGGCTATTTCGGCTGCGGGCGTCTATAGTCTGGACGCCGCACCCATAACGCTGACTAACGCGACACCCAGCACGCCGCCGCAGCCAGCAGTGACGGAGTTCTTCTCATGCCTCTTGATCAACATCCAGCCTGTCGCAGACAACGACATTGAGACCTACTACTTGCACATGACGCCAGTGGACGATAGCGGCAATCCCACTGGCGCGACGCAAAAGGCGCCGTATCCGGCTGGCCGCGTCACCTGGAACGCCACGCCCGGCACTCGCTACCGCATTGAGGTCAGTGCGGCAGACGCTCTCGGCGAGGGCTCGAAGTCCACGCCGGTCTATGCTCGTACGCGCAAGATCGAAGGTGTGGCCGAGTTTGCACAGGGCCTGACGCCTCCACGCATACTCAGTAGCCTGCCCGCACTGCCCAATCCTGACTACCCGGAAGGCAGCCTCGTTGTCCTCACGACCGACCATGTGTTGTATCGCTGTACGGGTACCGAGTGGGACGCGTCAGTTGACGTCGAGCAGATCGTAGGCAAGATCAAAGCTGGCATGATCGAGGCAGGGGCAGTCGGAGCGCAAGAGATCGCATCTAAAGCCATTCTCGCCGATCATTTTGCAGCGGGGTCAATCGAGGCGTACGTTGCGGCAGTGCAAGAGGCTTTTATCGACTCGGCTCACATCATCAAGCTTGAGGCCAATAAGATCTCAACGGATGAGGCCAAGATCCAGGCGGCGCAGATTGAGTCAGTCAAGACTGAGCAGATCGTTGTTGGCGTCGACACGCCTCTGTTCAATGAAAGTAGCCAGTATAATGCAGGTGTCGCACCGGTGGTGGTCGACGGTACAGGTGGGCGGCTCCTAATCAACGACCAAGGGGAAACGTGGACTCGAAAATCGGACGGCAAGGTCGTGTTTCGGTTCGACGCAAATACGGGCGATGCGGAGTATGCGGGACAACTGGGCGCAAAGGTCATAGAGGCCGACGACTACAAGCAGGTGCCTGTGGTGGACACCTACAACGTGATGGACAGCTTCGACTCGTCGCACCCGCTGGAAATCCCGATCTATATTGACGAGGGCATGACCATCCACGATGTGCGGATCACGGCCAGGGGTATGAGGTATCGAGCGTACGCGTCGGGGGCTGTCGCAACAGGGAGCCATAGTCATGATGTGGTGATACCGAATCATACGCACCAGTTAGGTTCTAGCCTGCAAGGGACAAACACTTACTCGGCCTTAACTAACATTTCTATCGGTAATCACTGGCCCCACGAACACGACTTCTCTGGCAGTGATACAGTCTACGTAAGTGTATCCGGTAGCACTGATCAAGTTGGGGGAACTGGCTGGTATCACGGACACTCAGTGTCAGCAAGCGGCAGCGGAAGTGCTAGTATTAGTGGCACAACTTCAGAGGGCGGGCCAACATATCACTCAGTGACTGACCCTCAACACTACCATGATTTCGACTATCTGCACCCATATTCAGTGACCGGGTCTGGTGGGGGATCAATTCCGACAACCACAAGCGATGGATCACACGCGCACAATTTGATCTATGGTATATTCGACGACACGAGTGCGGATGGTGTCCCCAAGGGCGTTGATCTCTGGTTTTCCAACGCAGAGAGTCGTAGTTACACAAAGGTCGCCGATCTCTCGGAACCAGGGGCAGGTGTTGACGAGTTTCAATTGTGTAAAGAACTGGCACTCCCTGTAGACGAACCAGAAACAGGTTGGAAGTGGGTGAAATTCACCACGACGACGAAAGGGCGTGTATCAGTGCATATCGTCATTCGGGGATTCCAAGATTCTTGGGTTGCGTAAGGAGTGAGGAATATGGAAGTTGATCTTAACGAAATAAGGGAATTGGGTTCAGCTGAGAAGTTACATCGACTAGCCGAGGCCATCGAACAGGGCATGAGTGCGGTGATCATTGTCCACGACCGGAATGGCACAAGCAGTTTCACCTTCAATTCTACGGGCTACGAAGCCAGGAGAGCGGTTGCTGATACCGCTGTGGCTTTGGACGAGCACTTCAGAGCGCATATTCGGAAGCAAATCAAGGAGGTTGATACCAGATGAGTATACAAGTTTCGCGGCAGGGGTCTCAGGTTGTGATCAAGGAAACTCAAGAGGTGGAGGAGAGCCTAAGCATTAACGATCTCCATGCACACATTGAACAGTGCAAACGACACGAGGAGATGTATCGAGCCAAAGCGGACGAGTGGGCCGCCAAGAGAGTGAGGTATCAGCAGATACTCTACGAGGCATTGGGTGAGGAACTTGGTCAAAAGGGCGGATCAGAAGCAGGAACGCCTTCCGATGTGTAGAAATCTTCCTGCAGAAGCGGGAGGTGGTTGTGTGAGGCGGTTGACACTGATGGCCCTGCTGGTTTGCGTGACCTTGGCGCTATCCGTGTGTTGCTATGGGCAGGCAGCGGCGAACAAGGTCCCGGTCGTTGACACCTATAACGTTGTAGATACGTTCGACTCAGCTCATCCGCTGGAGATCCCTGTCTATATAGATGAGGGGATGACGCTACACGACATCAGAGTGACAGTCAGGGGGATGCGATACAGAGCGTATGCGGCAGTGGATACCGCTGACTGTAGTCATTACCACGGCGTTGATCTGCCTCATCACAAGCATGAGCTTGGGGGTGCTCTTCAGGGAACATTCACTGATAGTGCCTTGACCAACATTTCTATCAGCAATCACTGGATGCTGGAGTCTGAAGAGACGGGCGAATCGATCCACCACGTTGTGACTGATCCACAGCACAGGCACTATTTCGAGTATCTGTACCCGTACACAATGACCGCGGTGGGTGGTGGTTGCCACGCGACTACCTCGGAAGAGCTGCTACACTCTCATGGATTGATCTATGGGATCTATGACGACATCAGTGCAGATGGGCTGCCGAAGGGTGTTGATCTATGGTTCAGCGACTCGGATGACCGGAGTACCTATGTGAAGATTGCCGATTTGGCTGAGCCACCGGCGGGCGTTGACGAGTTCGAGTTGTGCAAGGACGTGACTCTTTTAGCTACTGGGTCCGGGTGGAAGTGGATTCGATTTACGACAACCACAAAAGGTCGGGCTTCGGTGCATGTGGTGATCAGAGGGTTCCAAAATTCATGGTTGTCGGAGGAGTGAGGTGAAGCGCCGTGCGTTCGAATCATGTGCACACGTTTGGTGGTGGGATTGCACATAGTCAGCAGCTTAGTTTGGATTTAGACCGACCCGACAAGCACAATCACGATTGGGAGAGTGTTGTGGACGATGATAGATTTGAACACACTCAGGGAGATGTCACCCGAAGAGAAGCTGCGCTCACTGAGGGTTGGGCTGACTAAATCATAGATACAGAACAAGACAAGTGCTAGAGCCGCTCCACACGGGGCGGCTTAGTTGTGTACTGATTGACGCAGGCAGGGGGCGGTGGACGTGACGGAAAACGGGCGAGTGGATCTCATAGCCAAACAACTGGACAGGATCGAATACAAGCTGGACAAGCTGGTCGATGACACCAACGACGACTTCGGGGCGGTTCACAGCCGCATCAACAAGGTCGAGAGCAGAGTCAGCAGAATCGAGGCTGTTGGCGCCTTCCTCCAGGTCGTATGGGCAGCGGTCGTTGGTGTTGTCGCTCGGAGGTGGCAATGATGCACTCGATCGAGGATCAGCTCATCCTCCATGAGGGGATGAGGCTGAGACCATACCGCTGCACGGCGGGCAAGCTCACGATCGGCGTCGGCAGGAATCTGGAGGACAAAGGGATCTCGCACCACGAGGCCATGATGCTCCTCCGCAACGACATCGCAGAGGTTACATCGCAATTGGAGCAGTTCGACTGGTTCCGGGCGTTAGGACCGGTCAGGAGAAAGGTGCTTGTCGACATGGCGTTTAACCTCGGCGTTCAAGGGTTGTCGAAGTTCCGGAAGATGATCGAGGCATTGAAGCGAGCTGACTACGAGGCAGCTGCGGACGAGATGGTCAACAGTCGGTGGTATCGGCAGGTGGGTGAAAGAGGGCGGAGGTTGGAGCGGATGATGAGGACGGGACAGGATTATTAGGTGTGAGGCCAAAGGGCCTTATTTCATGTACGGGAGGTCAAACAGATGAGACAGTATCGTGGCATTGTCTATGTGTTGGTTGTCTTGGCAGCTCTGTTGTCGCTGGCGACGTTCGTCGTGCTGGCCGCTGAGGGCGAAGCGGACGATCCGTGGCAAGGGGTGTTGGTCACGTTTGGCGGCGTGACCCTGGCTTGGTCAGGCGTCCAGATGGCGCTGTTGCAGCTCCTAAAGAGTATAAAGGTTGGCGATGAGCCCCTGCTCAACAACTCTGGTCTGATCTGGCTTGTTAATGCGATGCTGGGCGTAGTAGGCCTGATTATCGCTGCTACACAGGGCGGTACGCCGCTTCTTGCTGCGGCTGTGCAGGCGCTGATCGCCGTATTCGCTGCGTCCGGTGAGTTCGAGGCATTGAAGAAGGCGGGCGTCGTCTCCTCGGGAAACTCGCAGAGCTCGTCCTAACCCTGCTGGCGGTGTGTGGTATAGACGTAGACGTGAAGAAGATGGACCACAGCCAACAGCATATCCGGCAGGCGGCATCCAGACGCAGGAGAGGGTGAGGCGAGGTGGCACGAGCATCGGACAACTGGAGTGGCGAGCAGTTACAGGCCCTGAGGGATCAGGGCCTGTCATATGATCAGATCCAGGAGCGCACAGGGCTGACCTACACCCAGATCAACAGCAAGCTGTATCGGTATAGGCGAAAGCTCGGCAAGCAGGAGACGCGAGAGACAGTCGACCAGCGGCCCTTGCCTGACCGCCTCATCTCTCTGTTGACCAAGCGCAGGCGCATGGGCATCGGACTAGACGAGCTGACTGACACGCTTGGAGTCTCCAGGCGTGTCCTCATGGCCGTGGCTCAAGACCTCTCCGATCAGGGATACACCATCACCGAGGCCGGAGGCGTCCTGCTCCTCGTTACGACTGTGGAGCCTACCACCAGCGAGCACACCGACGATTGGGACGGGCGGCGAGTGATCCGTTTCGGTGTCGCTTCGGACACGCACTGGGGAAGCAAATACCAACAAGCAACCCACCTCAGCCACTTCTATGACATCTGCGAGCGGGAGAGCGTTCCAACGGTCTATGTGCCAGGTGACCTCTCAGAGGGCATATACTCTCGTAGGCCAGGCCACATACATGAGCGGTTTCTCCACTCAGCGGACGAGGAGGAGCAATACATTATTGACCGCTGGCCTCGGCGCAAGGGCATCCGGACCCGTTTCATCCTGGGCAATCATGACGCCACGCACATTCAAAACTCGGGGCATGACATCGGGAAAGCGATCCATATCGCCCGGGAGGACATGGAGTATCTCGGTCAGCTCAACGCTCGTGTTTACCTTACGCCTAACTGCATCTTGGAGCTGAATCATCCGCTTGACGGCGCCGCATACGCCCTCAGCTATAGCCTGCAGAAATACATCGAGTCCATGCAGGGCGGCACGAAGCCGAACATCCTGCTCAACGGGCACCATCACAAGGCGATGTATCTGTTCTATCGCAACGTCCATGCGTTCGAGGCGGGCACGTTCCAGGCGCAGTCGAGCTGGATGAAGGGAAAGCGACTTGCTGCGCACATGGGCGGCTGGATCGTCCAGGTGACAGTTGACCGAGAGGGCACAATCGAACGGTGCGACAACACGTTCATTCCGTATTACAGGGTGATCGAGCATGACTATTAAGGGGAGAGAGGCTTAAGGTGATAATCGCTGTTGACTTCGACGGCACGATAGTCAAAAACCGCTGGCCCGACATCGGGCCTTTTCGTTTCGCAGCAAAGCCTGTGCTTCGGTGGCTCCAATCGCGCAGCCATATCCTCATTCTATGGACGTGTAGAGAAGGGCAAGCCCTGGGACACGCCAAGCGGTTCCTGTGGTCGCACGGTATATGTTTCGACGCCTGCAATCACAACATACCCGAGCGGATTCGGCAATATGGCGGTGACTGCCGCAAGATCAGTGCTGACCTATACATCGACGATAGAGCTGGATGGGTGTTCTGGCCTTTCATATGGCTGAAGATTCTGTGGATGGAGGCGAGGGAATGGCTGAGATCAAGGGCATAGGTCCTGACGCAGAAATAATCGAGAACGAGCAGGGTGGCAAGCAAAGCAAGGCTGTGGCAGCATTCCACCTCTTGGACGCCCCGACGATGATTCGCTTAGGCAAGGTGCTTCAATATGGCGCCTCTCGTTACGGGCGTGACAACTGGCGGAAGATCCCGTGCGAGGATCACCTGAACCACGCACTGGCTCACATCTTCGCGGCCTTCGCTGGCGACACACAGGACGACCACCTTGGCCACGCGTTCTGCCGATTGATGATGGCTTGTGCGACGGAAGCAGACGGGAGTTTAGAGAGGCGGGCGGAGTGGTGGGGTGCTGAAGCATGAAACGCTTGACCGCAACATGTATCCTATTTGTAGCCATTTTAATGGCTAGTGTCTCCTCGGTGTCGGCCGCCAACCTCACCGGCTCCCGCAACTACGGCGTGATGGTCGACGCGGGCGTACTCGAGATCCGGACGGGTTCGACGCTCGACTACGAGCTGGCGAGCAACCTATACCTGACCCTCGATATGCAGACGAGGTATAGTAAGGTGTCCAGGCCACTGAGTCGCTACGAGCTGTCGGTCAACTGGTATCCGGACTGGCTATTCCTGCGAGGTTGGTGTGTCAGCATCGGCGGGGCTGTGAGGACAGAAAAGGCTCCGCAGGTGTTCGTGGAGTTCTCGACGCCGTGGACGGTGTCAATCCCGAAGTGGCTGGGGTTTTGGGAATGGTGGGGGAAGGAATGAGATGTGAAGAGCCCGGCATCGCGCCGGGCTTTTTTTCTATGTACATCTATATCCTGTGTCTCGCAACAGCTTTCTCCAAGAGCTGTTCAGTGGTCTGAGTCTGATACACGTGGTTGATTCGTTCGTGGTAGGCTGCCTCAGAAAACGGCGCCTCCAGCTGCCTGTGGATCGCGGCGAGCAGTTCCCTGGCGAACTCGGTCGAGGTGCCCACGAGCCTCTGCGCGTGGAGTATGCCAGTGTTCGCATCGACCAGTGCGATGTAGAGACCCAGGCCTGAGCCGTCAGGCACCTGCTCGGGCATCGGCGGAGGCTCGGCGTAGATCCGGATCGAGAAGGGGCAGTCCGACCAATCCTCGAGACCCTCGATACGGTGCAGGATGAACAGAACAGGAGGATCATCGTATAGTGCCAGCTCGACCTTGCCCTTGCGTGCAGCAAGGATTTCCTCGTCAGACGGGTTTTTGAAGGCAAACACGAGCACGGGGCCTATGGCTGTGTAGTCAAACCACACGCCCTCACGCCAATGCGTCCTACCCGGGAAGAACAGCTTGCCGATCTCGGTTATGTTCATTGGTCGATCCCTCTCTCTTGCTATCGATTCTGATGTGCGTATATAGAGCATTGATAACAGCGGAATGGAATTCTATGATCTCCAGTCCCAAGGAACGGTCGCCCAAACCGCGCCGGTGCATGACTATGGCACACAGCAACTCAAACACCGCCCTGTCAAGGCGAGAATCCAACAATCGCCGATACATCGTCCGATTCACATGGTTCCTGATGCCATTATCGATGCTGTCAGATCCAATAGTTCCTCCAGGGTTCGGTTCGATGGCCCATCCCTCCTGGCGGCAAGCGTCGAGGGTTGCCTTGTCGGTGGCGGCGGCAAACTCGTCGATGGTCAGATTGCAGCCATCGAAAAGGACTGCATCTCTCCACATAATCAGGATAGGGTGATAGCAGGCCGCCTCGCGAGCCATAGCCTCAGCAATGCTCAAGGCGTTTTCTGAAACTATACAGGTGCGACCGCCCATGCGGTCTGGGAGTGAACTTCTCAAAGTATTCTCCATTGTCTCTCCTCCTCAGGGGCCCGGACTTGTGGCCGGGCTGCGCATTACCAGGGCACTAGGCCCTGTCACTCTGCGTCTGCTACCCCAGTGCCTCGGCCAGCAGCATCCGCACCATCTCAGCCCTCGACACGCCCTCAGCGTCGGCTCGGGCGTCCACCGCCGCCAGAAGGTCCTCGGGCAACCGGACCTGGATCGCCGGGCCGATCTCGGGGCGGCCAGGACCACGCTCCTCCTCGATCGGGCCGAAGTAGCGCTTGGCCGCCTCATCGTGGCCCTGGGCGAGGAGCCACTCCCTGGCCTCGGTCTCGCTGATGAACTCCCAGGTCTCCCTGGAGCCCTGCCACTGCGACCAGCGGTTCAAGACCCACCTGCCCCCCTTGGTGCGGTATAGGGCCTCGTGCGCCCACTGGCTGCCTGTGGCCTTGCTGATCTGGTTCGACCCGTCGAACCATGTATCCTCGCTGAACTTCTCGGCTGCGTCGATGTCGAACCATCCGACCAATTTCTGCGTCTCTCGATCATAAATGTTGACTCTGTTCATTTCCTCGCCTCCTCAGATTATCGGTTATGCCCTTTTCTCTCTAGTTCTGCTTGAGCAGCTCGGCTGCTTCGGGGTCATACTCGGATAGGATGTCTACGAAATTCTCTGGGTCCCTGATGTCGTCGATTATCATGTCGTAGTCCTCCCAGAGGGTGCCAGTCTCGCAGATGGCGATCGGGATCTCGTCGAGGCCAACCTCATTAGCCGCTGCCCATCTGTGGCTGCCGGTGATCGCTTGGTAGTAGTCGCCGCAGTCGATGACTACTAGCGGTCTGCCGTCCCAGCCTCGCTCCGTCATGCTGGCGATCAGAGCGGCGAGCTTCTCGGAGTCTCGAACCTCGTGGAAGGGTCTAATCCGGTCGATTGAGATCGTCTCGAATGTCATCCTGGCCGCCTCCCTCGTATTTCCGCCGTCGTTTATTACACTCTTAGTATAACCGACATCGCTTATTATACCAAACCCGATATAGGACGATTTAGGGCTATTTAGGGCGATTATGTGTTGATACCTCGGTTTTCCTGCCGAGCTTGGCCAATGTCTTGAATTATCAACATCGTTTATCCAGCGATAGTATAGGGTATTGCCCCACAAAGCTCCCAGCTACAACGCTCGGACCGCACCAGAGGCCTCCAGGAGGCTCCAGGAGCCGTTTTCTCGCAGGCTATACTCCATGCCCTAGGACATGCCCGATCGCCTCGCCTGCGCCAAACCGTGCGGCCGGCTCACGGCAAAATCATCCTCGCCAGGTTCGCGGTCGCGTGGTACAATGAGGCCACCCGGTGCCTCCTCTCGGCCCCGGCGGTTCGGCGCCGGGGTCCTCTCATATCCGCGAGTTGGGCAAAACTGGGCAAAACTTGTGACCACTTCTGACTAAATGCCCGCTCAAGCTCGTTTCATAATACTGGCAATTGTGTTACTCTGAGAACAACATCCCAGCTCAGGGCATTGATTTTGGGTAACGAAGCACCTGACTACGGATCAGAAGGTCGGGGGTTCAAGTCCCTCCGGGCGTACCAGACCAAAAGACCAGAGAGGACCGGTATTGACCGGTCCTCTTCTCTTGCTCTCAGTCGAAAATCAGGTAGTTACT